GAATTTCTTGTGGAAATAAGCAATTGCTTCCTTTTGCGCCGCCGGGCCATCTCCAAAAATGATTCCGCTAAGCTCCGGAGAGCAAAGCACAAGTGAGCCATCATTGACATAGGACCATGCGTTAGGGTCATCTTTTGCCGCCGGGCCTTTGGGCTGTTTGCGGTATATGTGCCAGGAAATGTCGCCGAACTCAAGGACATCGCCGTGGTCCACGAAGAGCACTCGCGTCCCTCTTGCCTGCAGCCATCGGATCAGCTTGAGCAGGTTGTCTGAATCCTTTCTTGATTCTGAATTGCCTTCCCGGATCGAATCGATGTGATAGCATCGGAAGTCTTTGATCTTAATGCCAGCCTCGGCTATGTCATAGAATCCGCCAAAGTGATCTCCGTGGGCGTGCGTCGCCACTGCAAGGTCGATCTGCTTAACATCTATGGATTTGAGCCAGTCGATCAACCCGCGTGTGGGCTCACCGCCCTCAAATGCGTCTACCACCATCACTATGACTTTGCCGTTTTCGCTGGTGTACTTAATGCCTAAGCCTTCACCCTTGCGGATATCTGTCTCGCCTTTCGGAAGCGTGATTTTGGGAAAAAATGCATCGATTGCCATATAGATCTACCTCCATACAAAAAGAGAGGCCCCGAAGGGCCTCATGTATTACTGCTCCATATCTACTTCCGGAATTCCTGCAAGGGATGTCAGGAGGGAAACGACTCCAGCCAGAGCGGCTCCGGAAGCAACTCCCACCCAATTAACCTCGGTGATTCCGATTGCATTAGTGCCGATCAGCGCGACTGCAGTCTGTGCTACAGTCTTGAGAGCTCTTACGCCTGCTGCCTTTGCCCATCTGATCCAGTACTGCTTATCCATTCTTAGTTCTCCCTTCTTTCAGTTCGTCGAGTTCCTTAAACACCTGTTTCATGTTTGTCTCGAGCCCCGTCACTCTTCTGTCTATGTTGATCAGATCTTTGTTCATCGATTTAATGTCTGATCGCGTCTCATTTGTTGTGGCACACACTGTGTCCAACTTCATGTTTGCCTTCAGAAGGCCCTCTTTAATCCCGTCGAACTTCGACTCTTCCTTCTGGATCGTCTCTTTGTCGTCTTTTTTGCCGTTCCTCGAATATGTTAATGCTGCGATGATGACCGACACGACGCTAAGCCCGATCGGGATCCAAGTTATATAGCTCATGACCTTTTTCCTTCTGATATGAAAAGAACGCCCCGAAGGGCGCCCTGGTTAATTTTTCAAAAAATCAGCTGCGGCAACAAATGAGTTGTCCGAAACTTCCAAACCGTATAGGTTTCAATTTTCTGTCACCTCTGCTTTTTAAGTGGGCATCCCCAGTATTGTGCCGAATAACTGGAGTATTTGCCCTTTTGCAATTTGCAGTTATCGTCTTTGTCGAGATTGGAGCATTTGCAAATGGTTTTCCCTTTGGCGATAACACAAAATCTAGGTGCTTCGGTCATCCTGTCACCTCTTCGGGTTCGGGAGTGGGTTTCATGCGTTACCCCCTATCTGTACATATAAGCACAGTACGAGCTTGCCGTTACGTCCGTATTGCCACTACGAGCCGTATAAAGTCGCATGAAATTAGTACCTTCTGTAGTGCGCGCTTCGATGCACACATAGCCATCTGTGTTCCCATAGAATTTAACGTGCTGAGCGAAGTTTGTAGGAGAACCAAAAGCAAACGGTTCTATAGGAATGTGGAAGTCAACCATGACCTTTTCACCCGATGTCCATTTGACGTAGACAATGACATAGACTTCCTTTGCCGAAGCGGGAACAGTGACAAATGTCTGTCCTGGGACGTAGTTGTTGTTGGGTGTACCGCCAAAAATCTTCCACTTCAGAGCGCTATTCAGTGCATCACTTATGGAGTTGCTGATAAGGTCGGGTATATCAGCGTCAACCTTGTCATGCAGCTCATTAATGGCTCCTGTCACCGTGGTGGCCGTGGTGCCCATGTCAGCGTCGCCGATTATCTCATTGATCTGTCCAATACTCTCTTCATGCGCTTCAGCTGACTGTGAAAGGTTATCGATCTCCAGCTGAAGGTTGCCCGCCGCATCCTCAGACAGCTGGTCCTTCATTGCTTCAAACCATGTGCTGAAAGCCGCCTGCTGCTCTGCAGCATACTCTTCCTGCCAGGTCGTAAGCTGCTGCATGAACTCTGATGTGTCGATGTGGTCGATCAGCTGGGTGATGAGTCCGCACACGCTGCTGTCTGCCCTTGTGTCTGTGATCGAACTCTGCGTTATAGCAGCCTGATTGGCAGCTACTGTAATCAGAGCAAGCCCGAGCTCGTAATAATCACCATTTACGGGCTGGAGAAGCTCCGGAGCTACAGGAATGGTAGCCGGTGTTCCGGTCTTTACGATGATCTCACAGCATCTGTCGTAATAATTACAACGGAGCACCACACGGTCGACGCGCGGAAGGTTCGCATTTGCCGCGGCCAGTGTGACTGTAGCTTCGTCAGCATCATAGGCGAATGCGCCTTTGATCATTGCAAATCCAGGGCGGATCCGTACCGTCATGCCCGCACCGGCTACCACCTGGAAGCAATCGCCAGGAGTCGCCAGAACTCCATTGCTCACCAGGTTTGCAAAGAGCATCCGGAACAGGTCCGATGTCTCGGCCCGGTCAAAGATCGGCATGCCGTTTTCATCAACTCCGGTTATCTCGGAGTCAAAATATCCATATCTCATTGCCATGTATTAAGTCTCCCTTTTGATCACCTGACGGATGTCAGATGCCTTATCTATGCCAAATGTAAGCGCCAGTGACCGTCTGCTCCCTTCGATCGTCTCTGTGATCTCTGTGATCCGCTTCGACATCTCGATGTTGACGTCGGTATATCTGTATGTACACAGATCTCCGAGGTCATAGTCTTTACCGTACTCAAGGTTCGCCGCCGGGTCCACGTTGCTGTTGACCGTCTCGATCTGGGCAAACTGGGTAAGCTTGTCGAGGCCCCGCTGCCGGAGCAGCTCCTGATACTGGGCAGCAGTATACGTGTGCTGCGTTCCTCCTGATGTGTACGTGGTCTGCAGGTCGCGTGCGTCTACCCATGTCTCGCGGCGCTCTTCGCTTGGATCTGTCCGGATGTCTACCTCAACGATAGTCCTGTTTGATCCTTCCCCTGCTCCGGCTACATAGGCGACGTTTTTATAATTGGATTCATCCTGGTTATAGACCGCATCCCGGATGTTCCGGAAACTGTCGGAAAAGATCGCCCAGGAATTAACGTCTTGCTCGTCTGTCCTGTCCAGTCCTTCCCACACCTCGAAGCGGAGCTTGTCCTGTTCGTAATTGTAAGCGATCCGGTGGGACATCCCCTGCGACTGCTCCGTCATGTACAACTGCTCTCCGACATTGGCGCCTGTGACCTGGAGGCGCAGGCTCGATCCAATGCCTTTTCTTGTCCCAAGTTCGAGTTTCGGAATTTTCCTTGCGGATCCGGAGTTGATACAGTACGTATTCACTATGTCCCTGGAGACGTCTTCGAGGATCCCGTACTTGTTGTAGTTGCCGTTGATCACTCGGTTGTTCAGGAGATCCTCGGAAAAATATCCCTTGGCAAAAGCGGTCTTCTGAGCCGTGTCGCTCTCGGTGAAGTTGCGCTCCCGGATCACTCCCAGCTCGTCCCTGTCTGTGCGGTACACATACATGCCGTATCCTTTGCGCACAAGGTCGTAGTATCTCGCCGGGAAGTGGATCTCAAAACTTCCTGCTTTGTAGTACCTGCGCGTCCAGATCAGCGTGTTCACTACTCCGATCACGCCGATCTGTTCGAGGTCTTTATTTAAAACGATGATCCGCATGCTTTACACCCCCAGATATTTCGGCCTGTAGTACAGGTACACATCCATGTTGGTGTAGTTTTCGTCCGCGTCATACACAAGGTAGTTGTCACCGACGACCAGCTGGAAGGGCTCAGATCTCCGGTCAATCTTGTGGTAGGTGTTGACACCGTTAAGCTCAATGATCTGATGGTGCGGCTCAGTGTCGATGATCAGCTCGTCGCCCTTGCTCATCGTGATCTTGACGCGCATATACTCGCCTGTCATGGCATTTGTGATCTTCGGGTTCGTGATAGGCCCGCGCGCAGCCTTAAAGCGTATCTGCACGCCTGTCTCCACGTCTCCGTCGTTGTACAGGAGCACGTCGTTCTTGAATGTCTTGTAGGACATCGTGTGCCCTCTAAGCGCACATCCCCGCAGGAAATGTTCGTTCCCCGCGTCAAGCGCGTCATACGTCGCCACCTGATTAGAGCCTGAAACCATCCAGGGGAAAGCAAACAGCGGAGTCACATTCGCCATGTTCTGGCCGAAGTTGTCAACATTGAGCATGTAAGGATCCGGGCACTTGAGATCTACGAGGATCTTCAGGTTCTCGTCCATGTTGACCTGCTTCTGGAATACCCAGCCCTCTATCTCATACTCAATGTTCCGGGAGACGCCCATCATCGTGATCAGCGCCTTGCCGGTATACTTCGGATTGAAAAATTTGATGATGCTCGCACGTTTTGCCGCGTTATCTGCATTGCTCCTGAAGCGTGCCTCGATGTGGATCGGGCGCGCCTTGATCTTTTTGCCATCAACAGTTTCGCCATCTACAAGTGCGTTCTGGGAAGTGGAGATCTCAAGCTCTGATGATTCAAGGCCTGTGACAGCAGTTATGTCAAGCGCCTCGCCGGGCCCCATGGCAAGCTGCATGCCGTTGCACTCCAGTACGATTTTCAAAGTATTGTGAGTCACTACTTAACACCTCCTACCAGATTGCGCACTGCTTCGCGCTGCGCCTTCGCGACCTCGCTGGGCGTCGCTGTAGGCACATTGTATGTATTGGTCTGATCGACTCTGTTGTCATTGTATATCGTTGTGCCGCCTGTCGTGGCTCCTGCACCAACCGCAGAAGATACCGGCCTGCCACTATTGAACGTACCGTCGACTTCTGCTTTCAGGGCGGATACCATGCTCTTCATATCCCTGCGCATACTGCTTATGGCAGCGGGCATGCCCTTATGCACACCAACCGCGGTGCCGGAAGGGATCGTGGAACCTACCTCGCGCTCGAATACCCTAGAAGGTGAGTGCGAATCAAGCTCGCTCTGGGCCGCTTCCTTTGCCTTGGACGCTATACTGCGGGCCGCACTCTTTACCCACTCGATTCCTTTCCTGATTCCGTTTGCAAGACCGTCAGCGATGTCTTTACCAGTCTGGATCATGTCTTCCGGCAGAGACTTTACGGTGTCGATCACGCCATCAACAAGTTCCTGCGCCGCATCTTTTGCGTTGCTCTTAAGGTCGGATCCCCAGTCAACGACTTTCTTTGCAGCACTGCTCAGCCATGACCACAGCTTGTCAGGCAACGACATTATCCACGTCACAACCTCGTTGACAAAATCAGAAGCGGCCGTCGATGCATTGGACCTCATGTCTCCGGCCCATGTCAGGACCCTCGTAATCGTGTTTGTCAACCAGGTCCATACTTTTCCGGGCAGGGATGTGACCCACGTGACCACATTGTTTACGAAGCCCGAAGCCGCCGTAACGGCTTTTGCGGCCATGTCTGAAGCCCATGCCGCGGCAGATGTGATGATCTGCGTCAAGCACAGCTGGATGTTCTGCGGAAGATTAGAGAACCATGTCTGCAGCGTCTGTACCGCCTGCGGTATCGTTACCGTGAAGAACTCGACAACAGCTGTCCACACGCTTGTGGCCGTTGCTACGATCGTGTTCCAGGCATTAATAACAGCTGTGCGGAATCCCTCGTTCGTGTTCCACAGGTAGATCAGCGCACCTGCTACGGCGCCGATCGCGGCCACGATCAGGACGAGAGGACCGCCCGCCAGTGTTGTGATAAAGGAAACAAGACCAGCAAATGTCTTGATCATGCTCAGCGCTGTGACGATGCCTTTGATAGCTCCAACGACGCCCATAAGCGCCTGTATGAAGCTGAGGATCTTCAGTGCAACCATTGCTCCTGCAACCGCAGAGAGCACTGCGATGATCTGATCCATATGGTCTACGATCGTGCTTATGACCGAAACGATCGGCTTAATTGCCGGGTGCGCTTCGGTCAGCTCTTTTACGAAATCGCTGACTGCTTTGGCTGCCGCGTCCATGGCGCCCTGCAGGCCGTCTTCCTGAAGTCCTTTCAGGATGCTGTCGAGTGCGTCGGCAATGCTTTCCGCAAAATCTCCAATTGGTCCGGAGGCTATTTCGAAGAGTGAAGCGCCGATATTCTTCAAAGATTCCTGAATTCGCTGGCTTTGATGTTCGAATGTGTCACTTACTTTTCCGTAAGCATCCCCAACGACATCTGCGTCAGTCTGCATGGCTTCCATATTGCCACGCCAGTCAGAATTCATGATCGACAAAGCACTTTTGCCGGCTTCGATCGAGCCAAACATGTCGATAATGGCTTGCTTGGCTTGAGGGCTTTGTTCAATGACGGTATCAAAAGCCTCTCCCCAGTTTTCAGCACCGTTTGCCTGCGCGTCTCCGACTTGTTCGAAGAGTTCTTCCATTCCAGGGAGTTCATGACTCATCACCTGGAGGACTTCATTCAGCTCCCACCCTTCTCCCATTAACGATTTGAAGGATTTTCCAGTTTTTTCTTCCAGAATGCTGGATGCTTTTGTTCCTTGTT